AAAATTTTTCATTTATTAAGATTTTGTGCTCCAACACGCTTAGTTATCAATATAGTAGTGCGTGATATTATACTTTAACCAAGCACCCGTATAAGGCTGTTGAGTTGGAATACCTCCTATGGTTGAGGCAGTAGCATTTGAGTTACCTTGATCTGCTCTTATGGTCATGACTTGCTGACCTGCTGTGACGGTTGGCGAATTTGGTGATTCCCATCTTACAATCTTTCCGTTTTTACCATATTTTTTTCCGCATTGAAAAGTTCTCATTGAGACTTGTCCTGACTGGTCTTCTGGGGCTAAGTATAACCTCTTACGATAGACACATCTATAATTTTTAAAATTATCTACGTTTCTATTACTGGTTAAATCATAAACCGATACACCACCTGTAGTAAAACTGTTAGGTGTATAGACATCACTCATAAAATTAGTGAGTGAGTCTTGTGCTTGTCCAAGAACATCCCAGATTTCTAAAATAAATTTATTTCCTGAAATCGCACTTCCCTGAGACCAGAGTTGTAAATCCATATGAAAAGAACTTAATTTAATCTGAGTTCCAATACGTTGATTGGATTGAGTTCCTTGAGGAATAACTGGAGTCCAACCTACAATAAAGTGACCTGATTGGTTTTGATTTACTTGACCTAAGGGGTAACTGTTTCCTGCTCCAGTTGTGACTGTGATCGCTTTTTTTTCTGAATTGAGCGCTCCACGTAACAACGAAATATCTTTCGCCATTGTATAAAGATTCGGCTTACGATACTTGCCTCCTTTGAAGTATCTTCTCTTAACTGCCTTTTTGGCTTTTTTTGCGTATCGCTTAGCATAGACCATTTTCTGGATTTTATAATATACCGGAGAAAATAATTTTTTGCTAAAGTAAATTCTATTGTAAATCCTAATGTGATAAAATACCTAAAGTAAATCCTGAGGTATTTTCTAATGTAAAATAATTCCTAAAGTAAATCCTAACGTATTTTCTAACGTTCATAATATGTCGGTAATTGTAATGACTCCCTCCATGGAACATCCATTATCTGTTTTTCTTCTTTTCCTTCTCCGGTTTTGAGGCTAAATATATATTCTAATTTATCCTTCCTAAAATCTTCTCCTATGTTTTGCCATTTAAAACCTGCCTGTTTGTTACATATTTTTTTAACCGAGTTATAAGCATTTTCCTCGGCTTTATATGGTTTGTAATTTAGATTGCGTTCCATGCACAAATGTGCGTGGAACCCTTTACCCATATCTTCTTTTGTTATGCCTGCTTGTTCATAAACCATATAACCTGAATTAAATATTTGGCGTTCAAATAATTTTTGTGTTAGTCTATAGAACTCTTCCCATTTAACAGTTGGTTTAGGTCTAACAGTCAACCAAGCGTATTGATTATTATGTTTTTGCGCTGTTTGTATTTTTAACAATTTTTCATTTTCTTGTTGATGTTCATACATAATTTTTTCATCTTCTCCAAGTCGCCCTAGTTTGTAATCCTCATTAAGGATCGCCCTAATTTTGGCTCGTTTCCAGTCTTCTTTAACTTCACGGAGTAATTCTTCCATTTTCCTAAACTCCTGATATTCTTTATCGGCTAAACCCGATTTTTGTAGGGCTTCTATTTTTGGATTGAGAAGTTTTGATATGATACTCATTATAAGTATGTGAATATATAATATTTATATACTTTTTTTTTGGGTTTTTTTGCCCCCTATACCTGTCAAGAGGGGCAAAGCAACTTAGTAGGGCCTCCGGCGGGATTTCCGCTTAACCGTGAAATCCCTCATGCTGTTGCCCACCCCACAAGGGGGTGGATGCGCTACTGTGCCCCGGGGCGTACTACATAGTACGCCCCTCCCTGGCGGTTCCACATACGCAGTACTGCGCGACTTTCCAAAAACAGGGAACGGTCGACATCGACCGTTTTGCGTGTTTCTTGAAAAGTTCGCTCTTGCTTTTGGTGCTTGTTGACTGTACAACGCTACGCGACGGTTCCCTTAGTTGTCAATATAATAATGTGTTATATTGTATTTTAACCAAGCACCTGTATAAGGCTGTTGGGTTGGAATACCTCCTATAGTTGAGGCATTAACATTTGAATTACCTTGGTCTGCTCTTATGGTCATGACTTGCTGACCTGCTGTGACAGTTGGTGAGTTTGGTGATTCCCATCTTATAATCTTTCCATCTTTACCATATTTTTTTCCGCATTGAAAAGTTCTCATTGAAACTTGTCCTGAGGCATCTTCTGGGGGTAAGTATAACCTCTTACGATAGACACATCTATAATTTTTAAAATTATCTACATTTCTATTACTGGTTAAATCATAAACCGATACACCACCTGTAGTAAAACTGTTAGGTGTATAGACATCACTCATAAAATCAGTGAGTGAGCCTTGTGCTTGTCCAAGAACATCCCAAATTTCTAAAATAAATTTATTTCCTGAAATCGCACTTCCCTGAGACCAGAGTTGTAAATCCATATGGAAAGAACTTAATTTGACCTGAGTTCCAATACGCTGATTGGATTGAGTTCCTTGAGGAATAACTGGAGTCCAACCTACAATAAAATGACCTGATTGGTTTTGATTTACTTGACCTAAGGGGTAACTGTTTCCTGCTCCTGTTGTGACTGTGAATGCTTTCTTTTCGCTATTGAGCATCCCACGAAGCAACGAAATATCTTTCGCCATTGTATAAACGTTCGGCTTTCTATATTTGCCTCCTTTAAAGTATCTTCGTTTGACCGCCTTCTTGGCTTTTTTTGCGTATCGCTTAGCATAGACCATAATTTCAGGATTTTATATAATACCCTGAGAAATTAATTTTGGCTAAAGTAAATCCTAATGTAAATCCTAATGTTGGAAAATACCTAAAGTAAATCCTAAAGTATTTTCTAATGTTATATAATACCGATGATGTTTTTTTAAAATGAATATAAAGAAATTTTTATATTTAGGAATATTATAATGAGTTCCAATAGTTCCAATAGTTCCAGGGGGAAGGGTAATACTAAACCTTCCCCCTCCAAACAAATTAGCCCTGCTAAAAGGTGGTGTTTTACTTTGAATAATTATACTCAGTCACAAATAGATGAGATAGTTCCAAAGTTCCAAGAATTGTGTGATATCGCTGGATTCTCTAAAGAGATTGGTGAATCGGGAACTCCACATTTACAAGGTTATGTAGAGTGGAGTAAAAAATGTCGTCCATCATCCCACTGTCTCCCAAAGCAAATTCACTGGGAGCCTGCTAAAGGAAATAGGGATAGTAATCATAAGTATATGACCAAGGATGGACCGCTCGTGTTTAATAAGGGTTTTCCTAAACCAGTTAAACTTATCAATCCAGACTATGAATGGGAACAAGATATATTGGAAATAATAAAAGAAGAACCTGATGACCGAAAAATTTATTGGTATTGGTCCCATGGGGGCAATAAGGGTAAGACATCATTCTGTAAATATCTTACTGTTAAGCACGGAGCAATTGCTTTATCTGGTAAATCCGCTGATATGAAAAACGGGATAATAGAATACCAGAAAACAACTGGCTCGCTACCAGAGTTAGTTTTGATTCCTATACCGAAATCTTTTAATACTGACTACCTTAACTATGAAGGCATAGAAAATGTTAAGGATATGTATTTCTTCTCTGGTAAATATGAAGGGGGACAGGTTTGTGGTAATCCGCCACATTTGTTTGTGTTTGCGAATGAACCTCCTCAAGTGAATAAAATGAGTGCTGATAGGTGGGAGATTGTGGAGATAGGATAGCGTTTCTCCCTGAAATAAGAGGGTCCTTCGGTTCCTCGTGCCCATCATATGGGCAACTCGGTCCCTCGTCCCCTCGTCCCCTCTTTAACAAAAAAACAATAAATGACTCCGTAGGCTCCTATGCGGAGAGCACGCCTTCGGCGGGACCACTGCCGTGGAGGCTCCCATGCTTCGGGCGTAGCCCTCGCATACAGTTCCACGTCCGCTAAAATCCATAAATGCAAAATTAAAATTTTTCATTTATTAAGATTTTGTGCTCCAACACGCTTAGTTATCAATATAGTAGTGCGTGATATTATACTTTAACCAAGCACCCGTATAAGGCTGTTGAGTTGGAATACCTCCTATGGTTGAGGCAGTAGCATTTGA